TAAGCCCGCCGCCGTGAAAAAGGCGGCTGAACTGATGAAAGTAAAAGAAATAACCGTATGGGAATGGATGAAAGGAGCGCGGCAGGTATCTCCCTCCATGCTCCTGCTTATGGAGTTTATCGCTTCGATATATGCCCCGGCGGAGCGTCCCGGTATTTCCGACTGAAACGGAAATAATTCAGCCGCCCTCATATCGGGGGCGGCTGATTAAAGCCTTTTTTTTGCTTATCTGGATGCTGCCGCCGCGCCGATGCCCATCAGGACAACGGCAATAAAGTAGATAAGGGCAATGCCGATATTGATGATAAATATTGCCATTATCATGTTGGATATTTTACTGCACACCCGTATCAGCTGGTCAAGTTTGCTGACAAGAAGATAAGTGTCCTGCGGTTGTAGTCTGATGTTAGGTTCCATGTCGTTTATGGGTGGGGGTTGTCTGTCCGGCAAACGGTTCGCCGGGGTAGCTCTATGTGCTGGCCGGCTGCGTTATTTGTCAACCATATTCCACATTTCTTCCCCCGTATCGGCATGTTTTTTCTTTCTTTTCCGCCCGGAAGCCCTATGTTGGCGGCATGATTAGTCTTCTCGGCATTTTTGATGCTCCGCCGGATTGGAGCAAGGGCACTATTTATTGTATCGGGCAAAAATCCGATAGTTGGAGCAAGCCCGATTCCTACCGCCTTTCCGACATCCCGGAACAGCACCGGGAAACACTCGCGTCTATTGTCAAAGGATTCACTATGTTGAGCGACGAGTGGTACTGCACGCAGTTCTGGGCTGCGTTTTCCTACCGCATGGAAACAGTGGAATCGGAATCCGGGGAACAGGAATCAACGCGCGTTCCCGGCATTGCCATCCGCATGGAGTGCCGGCATAAGGACACAGGGGCCTTGAGATTGCTGACCCCTAAAGACAATCCGGCCCTGTGGCTCACCGACAGCGCGTCAATGGCGTTGTACTCGGCTCTGTGCGACGATTGATTCCGTCTTTCTGAAATTTGCAATGATTGCAAATTTTTTTCGCACTCTCATGAGTGCGTGGATTGAAACTGCAACACCAGCCTATGAGCGTTTTTACCTATCCGGTCGAGGGCCTTCGCCGCGTGCTGATTCCGCAGAAATGCGGCTGGACGCTAGCCTGGGATTCCCTCCCCCGCTGGAACGGTCGGGTGGTGATTGACTCCAATGACTACCCCGCGAAAAATCTGGACTGCATGTTTGTCAGGGAGCCGGTGGCCCGGTTCATGTCCGCTTTCCGGAACAAGATAGAGTTCGGGCCGCAGTCCTACCCCAAAAACGCCAACGGTCAGTTCAACGTCTGGTCCGGCAT